CTATTCTCCGGTCTTAAAATCGTGCGTTTTTCACTTGGTCAAAAAAGAGACGTGGATCACTTCTATGCATTCGGATGCCTTCGATACGTTGACCTTGGAATTGGCGGAGGAATTGTTCGGCGAAACCGAAGCGGACTATGGCAGTGATGTATTCGGCGATGAGCAATTCACACTTATAGAAGAGGAAGATTCGCACAATAAAAATAGTCAACTACTCGGACATCCGTATTTCACACAAGAGGATGTTCGCGAAGAGGGTTCGCGCTACGACACACTGCTCTTTCAACTGGACAGCGAAACTGTAGACAAAGAGAAAATCACAATGTGGGGCGACTGCGGCGTGGGCAACTTCTTCATCAATGCCGAAGACTTGCAACGTTTGGACTTCAGCAACGTATTGTACAACTGGGACTGCTGCTAAGACGAGCCTCTCGAAACGCTAATGTCTACACCACAATATAAGAACTTTGGAGCTTACGCACTTTCTGGGGAAAGTGTCAAGGTAGTAAATAATCCCTTTTATTGGTGGGGAATCTCGGTTTTTCTGATTGAAAACTGTATCGGTTTTCTGTAATGCAAAAGTACTAACTACCTAAATAATAGGCAATAGCGCAAGATGAAACAATGACTTTATATCCTCAAATAATGTTTATCATCGTGTGTTTATTTACATCACCTAATTCCAAAAATGTATCCCCTTTTGTAATCTCTAATCTTGCAAAATAGCACCATTTTCCATTGGAAATTACTTTAGAAAAATCGGCGCGTGTGTTCAGAGAGTTGGGCGTGTGATTTTGAGCCAAAAATTTTTTTTTTGACCCCTCCCCCCCCCTTAATCCAACCTCTCATCACCTTCAATTCCCTTGTTTATTTCCTTTCTGCTGCCTTATCACCTTCATTGCAATACAAGCGTCCACCAATAAGAAGAAACGCGCTTACACGTCAAATAAACGCTGTATTCCTTGCAAGGTAACATTGGGAACAAAAAAAGAACAGACAAGATATTATCTCATCTGCTCTATCATATCATGACAAATAAAAAGCACGTAATTAAGTTGTTTGTTCTGATTCTTCTTTCTCCTTTTGAAGGTTTGCAAGCGTCTTGTGCAATAGGTGACTGTAGTGGTAGTCCAAACCGAGCAGCACGGACGCAAATGTGAAGAGTTCACCACTTGTGGACATCACGCTAAAATGAATCACTCCTAATGGATTTGTAAAGAATCCAAGGAAGAGGAGCACAACACCCGCAATCAGGAGAAGAATTGCAAGCCAAATTTGGAGGTCTTTTGCGTCGCTCTTGCCGTCTTGGTTAAGGTCAAGGAAGTTCATAGGTTTTGGTATTAAACATAATTATTTTAGTTCATCAGATTCCGAGTTTCTTTTCAATCTTGGACAATCGAGTTCCAAACTCATTCAGCTTGGTTCTAACAAACGCGGTTGAGTTTATGCTATCTAATACAAGTCCGTGTTGTTCTTTTATATCAGCTGTGTTCTCCTGAATCTTCTTACTGATTTCATCAAGGCGATCCGTAATCATTGGGAAAAATATATTGTTCAGGTTGTTCACGTCTGCTTGTGATATTGGGGATTCCAATAAGATTCTCCACTTGGTGGATTCCTCACTTGGTTTCTCACTATTGTTATTCACAAGCGATATATATGTTTTCCCCTCATGTGCAACCACGTCGAGGTCTTCATATATGCTTTCTTTCCATCTCCCTTTGTAGTTTGGTATTACTTTCCCGATTTCATATTCCATGGTATTGTTTATTTGATTGATATTATAAGTTGGTAATCATCGATTTCAGGCTTAACGCTATCTTTGATTATATCAGGCACATACAATTTGAGCATGCCATCTTGTTTATCGATGTAAGCCCTCATCATTTTATAGGGGTTGATATTCATATTGTCATTATAAGGTGGTTATTTCTAAGGTTGAAAGCTGTTGGTTTGCTCATATTATAATCATCAGCACTTGACCTCACGTGTCTTGGTTTGCCATTGTCCTCATGGTGTATCAAATCACCATTTCTCATCTGCTTTCTGTTCTTATCCTTCTTCACGATTGGCTGAAAGGTGCTTATATCCTTCAATTCAAGAAAGGTATAAGTATAATTCATCTGCTGTGGGTCAAATGTGTATGAGGTGGGAATGAAGTTCTTATCAGGAAACCAACTGCTTGTTATTGAGCTAATGAAGCTCAGTTCACGATTTAGAGTTATCTCCATCTTCAATTGTGGGGTCTGATATTGATTTATAGCTCGGGTAATTATATTCTCCTCGGGTGTTCCAAAGTACAAACCATAATCCAATCCTCTAAGTATTTGCACGCCCTTTTCTTGTGAATAGAAGTAGGGTGATGAATAACTTGTTGATTTTCCATCCTCATGGGTGCAAACCTTTAATTCAATATCGCCTTTCTCCTCAATGAATTTGTTATCGCTCAAAACGTTTTCATATACCGTTTCTGTGTCGTCGGTATTATAACTCAATCCATAGATTGTTGCTTCATAATCCGTTATCAGGTTGCAACCTTCTGTACTTCTATATTTTTCATAGTACTTCTCATCAAATAGCGCTCCTTTCTTTATCTTGGCCACTTGTCGCATTGAAGTAAACGGGCGCATGAACTCAAAGAAAATATCTCCCGTTTGGTTTATTGGGAGTGGAATGTTTATGCCCTTATGTTCTCCAAATAATAGCGAGGTCTTCCAATCAGTGTTTGAGTTTGGAACAATTAGATTGCCTCCATCATCATATTGAACTGAGCAATTATATGGTTTATCTTGCCACTTCTTTTCTTTATCATTGTAGTACTTGTCCGCAAATCGCAGTCGATACAATAGTTCTTTGTAATCATTCTTCTGTAACTTCTTGCATGGCATGTAACTCCCCCAATATGAACTAAATTGAAACGATACATTCACGATATTCCCAAATGGGTTATCATTTGTGGTAACTCTTGCGATTTGATGAGAAAATAATACTTGGTCTATTGATTGGTTTATTTCCGACCAATCATCTTTTTGTTTTGAGAGGTCAAGGAATAGTTCTTTATTCTGTGAGTTACCAAAGGCCGTTTGAAAGATGAATGCTTTCTTTAGTGATACTGATTTTGGTGTTGCTCCAAACTCTTCTTTTTTTATCTCTTGTGTCTCATATTCACAAGGGGCTGAAACGTTATGAGAGAATAGGAAATCCTTATTGAGGGTGGTTTCATTTGCAATAGGAAGTTTGGTGGTGTATTCTCTATTCTCATCCTTTGGGTGGGAGTAGAATGTAAAATCTTCATAGGGGTCAAAATGATTGTACCTCAAAAACACGTTATATGCTCCGATTTGCTGATTGAAGACTTTGAAGAGCTGCACATGCAAAGAATCTTCACCCGTTTCATCACAAAACATAGACGCCCCATATTGCTTTTTTACTCCATATCCTGAACAAGGCGCTAATCCCATATCTTCAAACTTTGGTATCTTCTTCTCAACGGGGTAATGTTTTGCCGTCAATGAAACCTTGTTGTAGCTTGGGAGGAGTGATATGTTGCAATCATCGCTTGATATGTCTTCTTTGTTGAGAGTTTCATTCTCTCTTATGAAAGTAACCGTTTGTATTTCCCCGCTTTGAAGATTAAATTGCGCATATTCCTCACAATGTGGGTCTAATAATAGAACGTCTTCTCCTTGCGTTGTTAGTGTAAATCCAAGGTACTTGCAAATCTCTTCAAGGATTTCAAGGTAACTCATTGCTTCATTATCCTCATTGAAAAAGTTCTCTTGTGGAATGCACAAATCCAAAAAGTTATTGGGTGTGGTGGGATAAATGCACGTTTTATATATGCTTCCCAACTGAAAAAAGGCAAGTTGAATATAATCCTTTATGGTCAAGTGGTGCTTGGTCTCTTGTCGCTTATACTGACAATTCTTCAACGTGGATAAAGCGTCTTGGCATTCAAGTTCAAATTCATCTCCAACGGAATTTATAAACGCTTGGTTGTAGGCGTTGGGCGTTGAAAAACCTACCCATAAAGTTTTGTATCTCCCTCCTTCTTCCTTCTGTAAGGTAACAAAGACATTATTACCCAAGGCGTTGTTTAGGCTCTCATCAAATTGAGATTGTAGGAAACGCACGGTCATTGTAGAACAACGATAAGGCGCAAATACATCATCGGAATTTGAATCATATTCAATAGAAATAGGGTTGGCAAGAAGAGTTATTTCCTCCCCTTGCCCTTGTCCCAAATTGCTATTATATTGCTGATAATCCGTTATGATAACCACCTTGTATAAGGTGTCCTTTATATCACGGAAAAAACCATACTTGTACATTATAAACGTGATTTGCTTGAATTATAATTGTTCAGAACGCCAACCAATTGTTTTCCTTCAATGTGGAATTTTACTGCACCTGAAATCGGGGCGCTGCTGCTTGTTGTTCCTTGTTGAATTGTGTTCCAAAGGCGGCCTTGTTGGGTGGTATTTAATATCATTTCCCCGCCGTTTACCCGTGCAAGATTGTAATCTCCAAAACTTTTGCCCTGAATAATACCGCCATCGGCGAACTTAGGGAATGAGGCAAAGAGTCCAAGAATAGTACTTACTATGGTGGCAATCGACACTAAATTTGCGGGGAATGGCATTGCTGCTGCTGAGGCTGTGCCTGATGAGAGGGCGGCTACCTGATTTGCTGCAATCAATTTTCCGATTTCAGGCAGTATATTAGAAACCGCTCCCGCGATATTTCCAACCATGCCAAGGAAAGAATCGTTTACGACATTCCCAAGAGCCGTGAATACATTTCCGACGCTTTGTGCTGCTTGTCCCAATCCTTCATATTGTGTTTTAATCTCATCGACGTTCTGAGAAATCGCAGATTGTTTCTTCTCATCAATTGAAAGTTGTATTTTATGTTCCTTGCTTGTGAGATAATCGATTTGTTCTCTTAATAGTTTAAGTTGGGATTTATCGCTTGTGATTGAAACCTTATATTTAAGGCTGTTGATTTGCTCCTGAACCTTTACAAGTGAACCAAGCAATGCGTTCATTGAGTTCTCATCAATCTTGGGGTGCATTTTCAGTTCTAAGAATTCCTTTTTCTGTTTCAATTCATCGATTTGTTGAACTAACAGATTGAAACCATCAGAACCCACCTTCAATTTTTTGAGTTGACTTTCACGGCTACTAATCAGGTCGTCGATTTCTTGAATGCTCCCTTTCTCAATTGTCGGTTTCTCCTTGGTTACATTCACCTTATCATGGAGGGCGTTTCTCTTCTTGATTTTGGCGATCTGTTCTTCTAACACAACCGCTTCTTGCTTCAATTCATATAAACGGCCGCTTGAAACGTTGGTTTTTGATAGCTCTTCATTTATCGCGTGCAACTTGTCTTCAAAGTACTTCAATGAACCAATTTCAGGGGGTGCAATTTCCGTTTTCTTTAAACCGCCCTTCTTTGAACCACCTTTCTTGCCACCCTTCTTTGATGATGATAAGGAGGGAAGACCTGAACCACCACCACCTTTGAACGTTTGTGTTACAGTCCGATCTTCCTTCACATTAAGTTTTACATCGGTTGAATTATCCGTTTTCAGGCCAAGGTATTTCTTTAGGTTGTTATACCACGATACAATTTTCTTCCACAAGTCTTGCAACCACTTCAATGCTTCTTTTACTGCATTCTGAACGGCTCTTCCTAATGGGAAATCACTGAGGCGTTTCCATACATCAGCAGCAAATCTTTTGATCAAGTTCCACAAATCGACAAGAGGCTTCACGATCAAGGCACAAGTAACGATAAATGCTTCACCAAGTGCTTTTATCAATGCCATGTTGTATTGAATATAACCTTTGAGTAAATCCCACACTGTGAAGCTGCTATCAAATCCACTCATTAGTTGATTCCATTGATCTATCAAACCACCCGCCCAACTTATAAGGTCACTAATTGCATCGCAAACATATTGGAGATAAGAATACAATTCTTGAATGGGGGCTGAATTGGCTATTGAAGTCATCAAGTTATCCCACGTTGTTTTTACATGCTCCCAAGAATTAGAAAGAGTGTCCGTCTGTTTGGCGGCCATGTCTTGTGCAGCCGTCGTGTCCGTTACTTGCTTTTGGAGTTCTGCATACTTTCCGCGTGCGTCAATTAGCTGTTGTAATAAGGGGGCATTCTGTAATCCGACCAATTCTACAAGGTCAGAATATTTAAGTTGCGCACGACTCATATTTTCAAGAGCTTGCGTTGTACCCACTATTGCGGGGTTGAATTGCTCCCACTCTTTTCTCACTGATTGGAGTTTTGAGAATGTGGATTGTAGGTGCGTTCCTAATTCAGACTCCTTATTTATCCACTTGTCCCCGACCGACTCTACAAGGGCAACAGATTGCGCATAATCAAGGCCTGCTGAATGCATTGTTGTACCCGCCTTTCCGATTACTTCAGCGAGTCCCTGAATCTCGATTGCCCCCGCCTTACTACCCGCGGCTATGCTATTTGCGACCTTGAGTGATTCAGTCCCTGCAAGGTTATATTGAGCAAGGATTGAAGATAATGCAGTGCTTGCCTCTTCTGATGAAATTCTGCCCGCTTTTCCAAGGAGGATTGCCGCCTCAGTTGATTTCAATAATGCCGCCCGATTCTGTGCAAGGCTCGGATTTATACCAACTAATGAAGTCTGTAATGCAATGATAGATTTTTCAGCAACGCCCGTTGAATTGGATAATTCACGAGCCGATTGTTCAAACTGTTTCATCTCTTCATCACTTACATCCGTAACCGCTTGGAAGTTGTTCATTTCAGACTTTAAATTATCAAAACCTTTCAAGATATATGCAACAGCACCAACGGCGGCCGCTCCCAATGCAGCAAAACCCCCACTAAGAACACCAAGACTGCCTAACATCTCAGAAACTCCACCGCCAATTGCGCCCGTTAATCCTTCCATTGAACCACCAAGCGATGATAATAAGCCCTCAAATTGTCCTGAAAGCCCTTGTAATTGGCTGCCAAGTCCTTCCATTGAGCTACCAAAAACCTTACTTCTTGAACCCGCCTTTTGGAAAGCGGATTCTAAATGTTGGAGTTTCTGTTGGCTATTGTTCAGCGCTTTAATTAGGTTCTGATCATTGGCACTTAGTTGTATTGAAAAGTCGTTTTTCATTGGTCTTCTAATGTCTGTGATATTATTTTTGCTTGTTGCCTTAGTCTCTCAATATCTGATTGCGTCAAAGGCTCAGAATTGCCGTTTATTTGCTCTGTGTTGTCGTGTTCCTTCTCCCATGGGAATGTTATAAGGTCGGTGGGTTTGAGTTTTTTGCTGCTGCTCTTTTGGATATTACAGTATGATTGGAATCGTGTTCTTTCCCATTCAGGACGTTCATAGTACTCCAAGTTTGAGATTATATCTTGTATCTCATACTCTTGCATTTCATCAAAGAAATAGGGGATTGTGCAGCATTTGAACTCAAAACAAAGCAACCTGAACAGCTCATGAACTATTTTTTTTTGTTGCCCTTGCCCTTGGATTCCTTCTCAACTTGTCCGCTTAAAAACGTGTTCTTCTGCATGGTCTTACTCAACCATTCCGCAAACTCATTCATGACTTGTGGATTGGGGTCAATTACTTCATCAATGAAATCATCAAATGTTAGGTCAAGGTCTTTATTTGAAGAGCACACAACGCAATAGAAGAATGTGCAGAAATCTTGTAATGTTTTGGGATTGAATGATTGCCCCGTAATATCCTCATACATAAAGAGTGAACGCATTGAATAGCGCAATGTCACTTCTTGTTCTTTGATTGTTACTTTCATTTTACTTGTCATTATATTGTTATTATCAAATAATGAGAGATACAAGGTTTTCCCTCATACCTCTCATATATAAATAGTGTCTTGGTCTTGTTTTTTTTCAAGTGCCAAGCAATTTATTTACTTAGCCCGATTAAAACTCACCTGCCTCCAACGTTTCATTCAACCATTGGCTAAATTCTACAATCTTATGCGGGTGCATGTCGATAATGTCCATGAACAATTCATAAGTAATTTCCAAATCAGGTTTGCTTGTTGCAGCACAACAATAGAATAGCTTACAAAGTCGTGATAAGTCTTGTGGAGCAAAAAACTCCTCCCAATTCTTTGGATTGAACCGCTTGTTTGTGAATTGTTCATACATTGCCAACGCACGCACGCTGTACTTGACCATAAAGGTTTCACCTAAAATCTTAATAAAGATGTCTGTCATCATAAAAAATAAAATTTGAAATTAATAATTGAAGCACAAGGGACTTTCCCTCGGCCACTCATTTCTATTATACTCCTATTGGTGTTGAAAATCCAAATC